CTGAAAAATTTGGTAAATTTGGAGGAGGAAAACCTGCCAGACATGGAAGGATAGTTCTACCCAAAGGAGCTCAGGTTAAAGTAGACAGAAAACTAACTAAAGAAGTGAGAAAAAAATAATGGGAGTTCCTAAAAGATTAACTGAAATGCAAATGAGATTCTCCGAATTCGTAGTATTTGGAGGACCAGATGGACCTATGACTCAATCAGAAGCAGCGACCGCTGCCGGGTACTCACCCAAGAGAGCTAGACAAGAAGGATCAGAACTCATGAACCCTAGACTCAGTCCATTAGTTGCTCATTATATTGGAAAACTTAAAGAAGAGAGATTAAAGAAATTTGAAGTTAACTATGAAGGCCACGTCGCTGAACTCGCTCGGATAAAAGAGATGGCTTTAAAGAAGGGTAGCTTTTCCTCTGCAGTAAACGCAGAAACAAATCGAGGCAAGGCAGCAGGACTATACATAGAACGAAAAATAATAAAACATGGGAAACTAGAAGACATGTCAGAGCTAGAACTAGAAAACAAAATGAAACAAATTTTAGACGATTACGCACCAATTTTAAACGTTACTCCCAATTCAGAGCTCCCCAAACCAACAAAAAAAACAAAACGAAACAAATCCAAAAAGCTAGCATCTAATAAAGATTCAAGACAAGGCAATAAACCCCCACTACAGTCAGTAGTAGTAAAGATATAGTTATTACCTTATCCGGATTAAACATTATCTTTTCTTTTTCTTCTTAGCTTTTTTCTTTTTCTTCTTAACTTTTTTCTTTTTCTTAGGCATTAAATCCTCCTTCCATATATTATATTTCTCTTCACTTAACCAATCATCTTTAGACATTGATCTTCTGCATACCAGTTATGACCCCGGCAGGAAAGACATTCCTATCTGAATATGCCTCATCCTTCGAGTCAAAGCTCGCAAAAGTCCAAAGGAATTTTTTAGTACGTTTATAAACATATGCAAACGTAACCATCTTTGAGCATTCGAACTTATCGAACTCATCAGGGGTAGCATGCCCTGCGTCCCCAACAATGTCAAGCCAAGAAATCTTGTAAAAATAATACCTCTTCTTGTTGATCACGATATGTTTATATTTAGTTTTTTTCCGTTTCTTTGCCATAATGTTGCCATAATTCAAAAATGCGACACCTTATTATACATTTTATTTTTTTTTACGTCGCGCTCAAAAAAACTTTAGGGTGTCGCAAAATCATTTCAAATCCTCTATTAGTGTTGGTAGAGTAAGAGAATACCGAAATAGGGGGGGGTGTCGCAAGGGTGTCGCGGGGGTGTCGCGAGGTGTCGCGTGCGACATGCTAATCTGTAGGATAATGCTCAAATTCATGGTTTGTTCTCAAAAATGCGACACTCTGCGACACCTGTGCGACACCCGCGCGACACCCTAGGTGTCGCAAATCTATGCCTTATTTCTGCCACATTGTTGCCACAATCTGCCTTAATTGGTACTATAAAATTTTCTTAATAGAGCTAGTCTTTCACTAGCTGTAGCCGCTCTGGCTAGGTACTTATTTATTTCCCCGGTAATGTCTGTATGGTTTACCATGACAGCATTACTTCCTGCATTAGCCATAAGCATATCTATTTTTAATAATGCATCTTCAATCTCTGAAGTATAACGTTGCACCATTGTCTTGTAGATTCTTTCCTTCATTTGGTGGCCTCCTTTTCAAATTCTTTGAGTAATTCGTTAGTGTTTATGTGGGTTTCTTCTTTATAATCATTTTTTAGGTAATAATAGCTGTCCAATCTTTTCAAAAACTCATGTTTCCAGCGCCTTAATTCACTATCTTTAAACTTAAATTCTTGGTAGTAGCAATCTGGAGTACAGACCATTATAATACCTTGCCTTATTTTAGATTTATATACATAGTCATGAGCCATGGCATAGGCTGCTATTTGTAAATAATAGTCTTCTATCCATTCTTCTCTTTTAGGTCTATTGGATTGTTTAAAGTCTACAATTGTATCTAATCCATTGTGTTCGCATACTAAATCAGTCGCACCTGCATAGAGGCCAGGATAATGCAGCATGACTTCTGAACCGTAATAATAACTAATGGGTGTGAATCCTATCTCAATAATTTTTTGAGCCATCGGCTTAGCTTGGACACCAATCTCAGTAAGATCTTCATATCCTTCGCCTGTGATGTGTTTTTCAATGAACTTGTGCATGCTAGTCCCACGCTTGCTACTAAGATTCTTGATTCGCTCTGCTTCTTCATGACCAACCTTTTGTTTCCACTTGGTCAAATACTCTTGATCTTTTGTTTTGGCAAGGATAGTCGTGACGCTTGGTAATTTAAATCCAGCGATGTCGTAGGTCCGTGTTCCTTGGTCCGTGGTCCTTGTGCCTTGGTGATAGCTATATTTATCGTTTCGCTTCATCTTTAAACTCCTTTTTAAACCAGTCGGGCCACTTCGTCTTCGCTTCTTCAACGGTACAGACGTAGTAGTCTCGGGGATTCACGCCATGACGCATACAGGCATAACCGTCATTTTCCCAGTGCTCATAGAGCTTTTTATCTTTAATATGGTACCAGGTCTCATACTGCGAGCTCATTTCCAACCTCCGAAGATCGCATCATAAATCCATAGGAAGAATATAACCACGCACCATAGAACAGCAAAGATTAAAAAGCCTATTAAGAGGGCAATCCGCAACGTACCATCCCATATAGGATTTTTTATTTTTTTTTCTTCCATTCGTTATACCCTTTAATCCAGGCGTGGTGGTCTTGGTACTTCCAACGCTTGTCCCAGGCCCAGGAATTAATACGACTCGACCATCGTTCAATAAAAGCTAAGATGATATCTTTCAATGCAATCTCACTTTCTCGATGTTATAAGGTCGAACCGGAGCGTTTTTAATGACGTCCATAATCTTTTCATACTCCTCGGCATTGAGTGCCGTCCTATAAAGTCGTTGAGCGATTGCCATCATCGTACCGGCCACCAGCTCCACGGGGTGAGAGTGATCATTCAACAGATGCATCGCATGGTCTAATAGATCCTCGTAAACTTTGTTAGTATCTTCCACCTTATTTTTCTCCAAATTTTGAGTGTTCATAAATTTCTTTAACGTTCGTATAAATATGACCCTTGATGCCTTTGTGGGTCCTCATAATCGTAAGAACGTCTACACTATTGTACGCTCTCACATAAGCATTCTGACTAATAGCAATACTCGAGCCACTCATAATAAGTGCAATCTCAGTGCAACCGCTTGCGCAAGTAAGTATTATAAATAAAATCATCAACCTTAGCTTGAGCCCATTTAATTTCTCCTTCAGACTCGCACATCCAACATTGATGAGTATTTGTCTTCCCTTTGTTATCAGTGACTTGTTCATAGCCATTTCCTTTACAGTTTGGACAGATGCCTTTATATCCCATTATATAACCTCGGTCGACCCCCTAATTTTCCCATCTTAACGTAGTAGGGATCTTTCTTACGTTTAGCGGCGTAATAGGCATTACCTGTTAAATGTTTTCTTTTTTTATAGACTCCCCTCGGTGAATGAGGTTTGTAATTTAATCGAGAGCCTCGATAGTGGGTATGATAAACTTTTCCTCCCCTTGGTAAACCTTGATTATCTTTAACATAATAACGCTGTCCGGTTTTGATCCACTCCATGTGAGCTTCTCGTTCTTCAAGAGGTTTTTGCATTTTAAGATAAACATATTCGGGGTTTCTCCCTGCCATTCGACACACTTCTTTAAAGTCTGCTCGATTAGCTTTAAACCATTCAATTGCTCTTCTTGATTCAAACCAATCTGAACTATAGATAGCGTCGTGAGCGGCTTTACTTAAGACGCTGGTCCACAGATCTTGTTCTGGAGTCTTGCTTTGATTAGACTCAGTCTGCTCGTACTTTTGCTGGAACTTTGCCATTTAATTTTTCTTTCTTTTCTTTTGCTAATGCACTCACTGTTTTACTAATTGAGAGTGTTTCGTGTGGTAATAATTGCTTTGATAACTTTACTAAGATATTATACGTATCATGTGTTAAAGATACGTTTCGATATTTACTAATGTCTGTCATGTGTTTTTTCCTTTTTAATTGAGAATATAGGATTTTAATTCAAAGATGTCAACATGAAAATCATCATTTTGAGTGTTATTATTTGCTCGGCTTTGTATAATGAGTGCCAACAACCCTATGATAAAAACATAGAGTTTACCACCTGGGCCGATTGTATGAGAGAAGGTACCAACGATACCTTAACGTTATATAACGTTATGGGAGACAAATATATTAATAAAAATAAAATTTTTATTAAATTTTCATGTAGAGAAAAGATAATAAAACTGGATGAAAAGACTTAATTGACAATGTGGCAGAAATGTGGTAAGCCACAATCTTCTCACCTTTAAACCCTATCCTTACTCCCTTTTTAGGATAGGTCTATTTACAATACCATCCTGCTACTCCAATAGGGATACGCGCGTTCTTTAGGACCCAGCCCTGATCTTCACCTTTTTCTTGTGGTCCGTGGTACGTGGCTATATTTTTAAGAATCTGATGACCCTGACTAAAACAGTCGGGCTTAATGTTTTCCATCGTAGGGAAAGTAAGAAAACTTCCCGTTGCTAGAATCATTATCACTTTCATGGGGCGTTATTATATCAGAATGACCACCCCAGTCAAAGGTATCATCGTGTACTACGCAATTTGAATCTGGGTATTGATCTTCCATATAATTTACATACGTTACAACCAGCAACGATGCAAGAAAAATGTTGGTATTCCTTGTTAATTTGTAATGTTTTGTAAAGAAATAATTTACTATTTGTAAAGGTTGTTAACCC